AAATACATAGTTGCTATTCCTCTACCAGCTAAAGCTCTATTACCTGTAGCAGCATCCGCAGTATTGTACATGGTCACATTAGTGCCCTGTGTTATAGTTTGACTCGATCCACTATTATTGATAATTGTTATTGCATCACCAGCAGAAAAAACTGCGTTTGGAACAGTAACACCACCAGTTGAAATATGTATAGCTTTCCCTGCATCAGCAGCTACTAAAGTATATGCACTACTTTTACTGTTTATAATTATTTTTCTTATATCGCCTTTGCTATCTGTAATTGTACCGCCTGTAGAAAAATTACCAGAATTATCTAAGGTAATTCCATCAACACTTGCTCCTGAGTGTCTAATACTGTTAACAACTAATCTACTACTCATAATTTATCTCCTATGAAGGTTTTGGGTTGGAGTCTTTGACCAGTTTAATGCCATCGTACCACCCTGCAAATTTAACTTTCAAATCAGCGTCAGCATCAATACAATGCCAAATAGCATCTAATTGATCTCCTATGGGAGGATAAATAGTACTACCATCAGTTGTTCTATCGGTTTTATATTTAACAGCAGCAGCTTCAGCATTTAAAGCTGTTCTTGCCTCGTCTATTTTTGATTGTTCAAGTTCAACTGACCTACCTTTTTCATCAAATGCACCAGCACTATCATCAATCCTGACAACTGTTCCAGCGTATGCTTTATAAATAGCCTTGTGATCTAAATTCATTACGGTGCTACCTCCATTAGTGTAAATGTACTTACACCGTTTGCTGGATATGTATAAGCATTGTCAAATGAAATTGGTTTATTTAATTGCGTATTCTTGTTGCTTTGACCATTACTGATTTGTAATTTGTATGTATGAGTATTAGTATCTCCTGGTTCATCTAAAAAATTAAATGTTATCACGTCTAATTTATAGCTGTCTAAAGCTCCTATTGGTCCAAATGATGTATTTCTAGCACTACCACCCATAACGGCATTTCCTGTAGGTACGGCTATATGTGTTGAATCTCTTAGTAAATTAAAAGCTGGATAAGCACCTGAGTCATGACCTATGCAAACTGTTGTTGATATAAATATTTTATTACTAGATGAAGCTGGTGTTATACTTAAAGTCATTCCAGTAACATCTACCATAGATGTGCTTTGTGTACTAAACACATCAGTTTTTGTTGTTGAGATTAATTTGTGGATTTTACCTACAGTCGAATTTGTGGTTAAAAGTGTGGCATCTGCTGTATCTGGTAAAGTAAAAACTCTGTCATTACTTGATGATGAAGGTCCTTGTAAACTTACTGAGCCACCACCTGATGCTGCATTTAGTTTAATCTTTGCTGTCATAGTTAACTAGGCTTTGGATACTTGTCTTTGATTGCCTTGATAGTAGTTTTCCAACTAGCCACACCACTATGATAAATGGTATCTAGCTGATCTTCAATAGTTGGATACTCTGCTTTACGTTGTGACTTATATGAATTATTTTCTAAATCCCATGCAGCCTGTAGTGCAGCAAGTCCATCTGTACATTCTTTTTCAGTAGGTTTTGAGCCTCCATCTAAAACTACTAAATTTGCATAAATTTTATTGGAAGGATCTGACCAAGTAAACCATTGTCCTGTTCTGACTCTGATAAGATAATCTTCTATTTGATCTGGTCTGCCGTCTGGAAATCTCATGTTATGTGTCTCCGTATCTAATAAATGCTACTTTCATCATCCAAGTTTGTGTACTTGAATTTTGCACCTCTATCTGTATCCTACATTTATAATTAGTCGTGTCTACAACATCGAAAAGATGGCCAGTGTGCTGATTTTGATATATATTTCCAGAAGAACCAGCATCAGTAATAAAACAATAAGGAGAATGTGCGTAATTATAAGTATTGTTATCAGTAGTTGTTCTTATCTCTGCTCTGTTGTATCTACTATCTCCGTCTAATTGAAACCCAGTATCTACTTGTATATACCAAATACCAGTAGTAGGAAAAGTAAATATACCAGAACTTATCGTCATTGCTGAACCTATAGTTCCAGCACCAGCACCAGTATATGCAGACAAGGCAGTAACTGGAACAGCACTTCCAGTAAAACTACTTGTCAAGTACCATGTAGATGCGTGAGTTATACCAGGATTTATTCCAGTTACACCGCTATTTGTAATAGCCATTCTTTCAACACCATTAGTTGAAAATTTAATAGTATCTGCTGCATAGGAAATTCCGCTATTACTGTCTTGTCCACGTTGACTTGGTGCGGAAACACTTCCGTCAACTGTTGCTATTCCTGTTGATCCGTCAATAATAAAAGCCATAGTTAAACAATAGTTACTACTGAACCAGAAGGAATTGTAAGCACTGCATTTACGGTCAGTGGGCCAAAAACTCCTGCATTTATGTTAGACGTTCCATCGCCGATTGTATAGTCTTGATCCATTTGATTCTCATTTTCGTGAAAAATAGCTTCAGTTCCTCCACCAGTAGCTCCACCACCTCCACCGATAGCGCCCCAAGCGTTTGTATAGCCTTCAAATTGATTCAAATCAGAGTTATACCTAAACTGTCCTGCTGCTGCTGCTGGTTGATTAGCCTGACCAGGCTGTTGAGCAGTAGTACCAACAGGAATTTTTAAAAATCCATTGGAGTTCATGCTTACATCACCTGTCATCACAGGAGTTGCTGCTACAACATGACCAAAGTTTGCTTCGTTTATTTTTCCTAAAACAACATAAGTTGCAGTATCTCCCGAAACTGATGTTGCTATTTTTAACTCATTTGTAGAAGTATTTATATGAGGTTGATGTTGAGCTATATTTGCTGCACCTGATGGATCGCCACTTCCAGAACTTATAGTTCTTAATGCTTGAAATATTTCATTGATCTTTGCACGAACCGCAGCACCCGTTCCGTTGGCGGTATTGTAATTATTACCTGTGACGTTAGTAGTTGCTGTCGGTCTAGCCATCTAAAAAAGTAACATTGAACCTATTCTAACTTGCTTTACCAAATCCGACAGCTTGATATGTGAAATTTCTATCAACTGAAGCATTTGAAGAATTTTTGAAATGTACAGTAAATCCCGTTCCAGAAACATTTGATATTTCAAAAAAGTCTCCAGATTGCATATTTTGTGCAGTAATACCAACTGAAGGCAATATACTATTTGCTCCACCTTGAGTATTAGCAGTACCAACAAAGAAAGGATGCTGGAACGTAACTGCCTTTGCGCCTGCTCCACTTGCTGTAGTTGAAGGACTTCGCTCAGTTCTTTGCTCCATAGAGGCTGTATAACCTAACTCAAATACCCTAATATCTTGGTCAGGATCTTTACTTGTTAAATTAACTTTGAATTTAAAACCTCTGCCTTTATATCTTCCATTTGCAAAAGTCTGAAATGGTTTATAGGTAGGAGATCCACTATTAGGATCATCTTGAGTGACTGCAACTAACATTTCAGCATTAACTTCAGTTGCCACATCTCCATCAAAAGTACCAGTTGTAGGAAATGCTAATTTTCTTGAATCAAATAAGTCTGAAGGGAAGAAGGCTTCGGTCAAGAAATGACGTTTCAAATCTATGGTAAATACATCTCCCAAATCTAAGAAAGTTCCTCCTGCCGTTCCACCAAACTCATAAGTCCCAAGTGGCTTAATACCACCAAGGTCATCAATGGAACCTACATCATCAAAAGTTCCTGCAATACTGCCACCAATATCATCAAACAAACCGCCACCAATTAAGTTAAGAGAATTTGTTGTCGCATCGAAAGCAACATCTGTTTTTATCCCTTGAAACTTTGGAACGTCTAAATCTTCTCTTCTTGTTTGAATTAATTTATCATCAACTACATCTGGTAAATCTATAATTACACTTGCTTCACCATTACTAAATCTACCTCCATCATCTTGAAATTTAAGAATATACTCTCCCTCAAGTAACGGAACATCAGCAATAGTCGTGTTACCAGCTAATGCTTCCACCAAATCTGTAGCATTTGAGAATGTTCCCGTTCCATCAGTCTTTGTAGAATGTCGTACATAAACACGACCACCATGAGTTACATCTAAATCTGTTGCTAAATTCCAACGTAATCTTACAGTTGTTTTATTTATTGGTTCTCCTGTAAGTCCTGTTACATCAGCAGGAACAGCAGTTTTACCGACAGCATTAAATGTAATATCACTTGATGATGCACTTGCTTCTAAAGCCGCGTTCAAACTAAAAACAGATATTTCATA